CCATTGCCAGTGTCTTTTGACCTCATTGTTTTGCCTTTCTATTGCCTATGTTTAGTACTTTGATGTGCCATGACATCTCTCCATTCATTCTTACTATAGTAAGAGTTTATGGCAAGATGACTCGAATGTCAACCTAAAAAGATAAAAAAATTAACTTTTTGTTAACTTAATATTTATACTTCAGTTTTTGTGAATCTTACTTTCCAGTTAACTGTTTTACCAGCTTGACCTTTTACTCGTACTCTAAAAGCATTTGCAATTACTTCAGCACTTACATTCCAACCTGTGTAAGTTACAGTCCAATTGGTTGTATCTTGTGCTGGATCTAAGTTATTTCCAGTTGCATTAATAGCATTAAGAGCAGTATATGTATTTAAATCATATTCAACTACGTCATTTGCATTGTAACTGCTCATAGGATCCCACGGTGTTTGAGCTAAATCTGCTGTGCCACTACGTTGATAATCTACTTTGCTATTTGTTCCTACAATACTTTTTGTACCACTACTATCTGTTATAACACCTTCAACTTTAAATGCTTGCTTTTCTCCAGTAGTAGCAACACCTAATGCTTTCATTTCAAAGAACCAAGTTTTGCTTGTAGCTGGTTCGGGATATGCACTATTAAACTGAACTGCTAGTGCTGTACCATCTGTTGTTTGTGTGCTACCACTAGTTAGTACATCTGGATCTCCACTCAAGTCAACTGTATCTGTACCTTGTGTAATTGTCACACTATTGTCTGTACTGGTTAGTGTTCTAAATTGGAAAGTATTAGTGCTACGTTGTTTGAATACTTGACTTCCAGCACCTACGTTTGCACTTGTAATGCTATCACTAATTTGTATCTCTGTGCCACTTGTGGTAAGTGTAATACCACCAGTTTGTGTTAGTGTTCTAAATTCTAGTTGGCTACCAGTAACTTGTTTAAATACCTGTTGTCCACTGCCTAAGTTTAGTGCAGTTGTAATAGTACCCGAACTTCCTGTTTGCGTACTAAGTTGTTTCCAACTATTAGTATCTCCAAAGTATCCTTCAATTGAATGTGTATCTGTATTGTATCTTATTTCACCAACTTCTGTATTTGGTCTTTGTGCAGTAGTACCTGCTGGTATTTTTATAGCCGCTGTACCTGGTAGTCTGAGATTGTTATCTAAATCGATCTTAATGTTACCACCAGCACCTGTGCCATTTGTAACTTTAATTGCACCACTTACACCTTCTATTTCTCTAGCACGACTTATACCACTATCTTTTACAATAACACCGTTACCTGATTCAACATTTAAATTGTTTAAAAAGTTAAACAGTGTGCTTGTAGCTTGTTGAAAATCTGCAACTGTGCCTGTATTATTGGTAGTTGTATCTTTACGTGTAAAGATTGTAAGTATATCTGTACGAATAACAATATCATCAGTAGATGTACTTGCACCAAGCATACCTGCTTCACTGTTTACTACAAATAAATTATTACCTGAGTTATTGAAGTTATTAATTACAGTAGTGTTACCAGTTGTGCCACTTGAGCCTGCAATGTTACTTACATCAGTAGTAAGTCCTCCAGCATTATATCCAGGACTATTTGGTGTAGTTGGACTAGTTCCGTCACTTTTTCCTGAAGTTTTTTGTGTATAATTTGCTGTATAGCCAATAATGTTTCCGCAGTAATCATACACAGGTGTTTGATTGTTTATATCTGGTGCGGGGTCATCATCTTTTGCTATAATATCTAATAGACTTTGCTCAAGTAATAATTGAAAAATATTACTATATTCAATTACGTCACCTTGCAGTATTCGATTGCCATTTGAATCATACTGATGTCCAACACCCGCTGATCCTGTACTTTGCCCTAAACTATATTGTACTGGATATCCACTTAGCCTGTCATACAGACCTTTAAGTTGAGATACCATTCTTGCATTACCTGCAACACCACCGCTGTTAGGGTTGTGTAACACTCCCATTTCAGTGTTACATCCACTATCAGGTGTGCCAAACTGACTTCCACCTTGACTGTAACTACCTGATATATTATTTTCAAAATCAATTAAACTTGAAATAGATCCAGTAACACCATTGATATCTGTTCTAATACTATCAAGAACACTTTGTCCTAAACTACCAGCATTAATTGAACCAATATTGCTTGCAATAGTACCTAATATTCCTCCATTAAACACACTTGCATTAAACCCGCCACTTGCACTGATACATGCACAGGTTTGTCCGGGAGCAATACTTCCTATATCATCTATTAGTTGTTTACCTGCACCAAGAAAACTTCCCATTGCACGTTCTAACATATTTGGGATAGCAATAGGATCTACAGGAGTACTACAAAAGTTAATCATATTAGCAACGTTTTGTGCTTCTGCTAGTACACCATTTAGTCGACCTAACACTTCATCAAGTTTGGTGTGATCCATAAACTGTTCCATACCAGACTGTAAATCAGTTAGTGCATCTTTCAGTTCTCCTTGCAAACCTGGAATACCAAGTAGTGCATTGATGTTACTGTGCATACAAAGTTGTATATTAGGTAACTTTAACCCATTACCACTAAGCATACCACACAATAATTCACGCAGAGTAAAACTGTATTCAGCACTTGCTACAATTTTTAAATTCTCAGATCCTGCGGCATTAGTACCACTTATATGATGTCTAGCATCTAAGTACTCATTAATATCGTTAAGTCCATTTGGAAAGTCTTTAAAACTCATTATCCACTTCCTGCACGTACATTAGGGCTTGCACTACTAGCGTTTGGAGAACAATGAGCTCCACCTGGTATAGGACACAATGCGTCTGCACTAGCATTATCTCCATTTAATATTATTGGAATACTACCTGCTCTGACCTTACCAACAGTTTCACTTGCTTTTAAACTGCCACCACCATGGGTATTGGTGTCTCCATCTACACTAATAGGTCTGCCATTTACTCTAACATTTGCTATTCGTGTAACAGTAGAAGCACCGCAACTACGGCTGTCGCCTTGTCTGTGTACATAAGCTGTCATACAACTATTTATAGTTTAAAATTAGTGTTCGCTGATGCTGGTGCAATACCGGTTGTGTTTTGTATGTACGCATCTGATAAACTTTTGTTTGGTTTATTAGTTGTAATTATGTGTTCCTTTTTAATTGTAATAGGATCACTACTAGTCGTATCAATGCTCATTAACCATGGAATAAGCATTGCTTGTCCATTTTGTGGGTTAAGTGTAATTACACATGGCTTTACGACTTCTATATCACCATCTTGTGAATCGAACCTACCTACAATTTCTTCACCTGTGCTTACTTTTACACAGATTGTTTCACCTTTTTTATAACTTGAATTCACTAACATCTATAACTTCTCCTATGAGTTCTTTTACATATTTTGGATCTAACCGAACGAGTGCTTGTCCTCCACCTTCAACTAGTAACTTTCCGTTATGATAAATTTGAGGCATAGTTCTATGTCCTTCACTTATTAAAAACTCTCTAGCTTCTGTATTGGTATCCACTCTAATTTCTTCGTATTTAAATCCGTTCTTTTCTAAATATTGTTTAGCCATTGTGCAATAATGACACAATGGCTTACTATAAACTGTTATCACAGTTTCATTCCTTGGAACGTACTTCCGTTTACATCTTGTTTAGTTCCGCCAATAACATAGCTACTAATTTCAGTTTCTTGTGGTGCTACTTGTACTTCTGCACCTGCAATCCATTTTTGTGTCCATGGTAAAGGATTACTTACACCTTTGTATGGACTTGTTAGTCCTACAGCGGTCATACGTTTGTTTGCAGTCCACTCTACATATTCACCTAATAGCTGTGCGTTTAGTCCAATCATTGACCCATCTTTAAACAAGTAATCTGCCCAAGCCTTTTCCTGGTCCACTGCATCAATAAACAGTTGTACCATTTCGTCTTTGGTTTCCTCTTGAATTTTAGCAAAGTCTGGATCATCTTTTGGCATTAACTTTAGCAATGTTTGTGTACTACCCAAGTGTACATTCTCATCACGACAGATTAATTTAATAATCTTAGCATTGCCTTCCATCTTTTTAAGTTCAGCAAACGCCCAGCTACATGCAAACGATACATAAAAGCGGACGCCTTCGAGAATGTTTACGCTCATCATTGCTTTCCAAATTAGCTTTTTAAGCTCGTACTTGTCTACTACAATCTTCTTACCGTTAACTGTATGTTTGCCTTCACCTAGTAGATTGTACCACATGCCCATTTCAATAAGATCATCATAGTGCTTGCTGATATCGCCTGCACAATCCATAATTTCACTGATGTCCATCATACCATCAAAGATAATACTAGGGTTTGAATACACATTACGAATAATATGTGTGTAACTGCGACTGTGGATAGTTTCGTTAAATGTCCATGTTGTTACCCAGTTTTCAAGTTCAGGTAAACTTACTAGTGGATTGAAACTGTCTGCAGGAGCTCGACCTTGAACACTGTCCAATAAGATCTGGCGTTTTAAGTTACTGGTAAAGATATGCTGTTCGTGTTCAGTTAGCTCTTTAAAATCTTTTGCATCACGTAGTACGTCTACTTCTTCTGGTCGCCAGAAAAAGCCAAGTTGTTTGTCTGTTAGTTTATCAAACTGACGATACTTCAGAGTATCATAGCGTTGGATATCAACGCCTCCGTTTGGGTCTAGGAACATCAGACTTTCGAGGTGCTTGTTCCGTTGATTTGCATTTAATACACTCATTTCTTCTCTTTCTTATTTTATATTGTACAGCTTTCGCAGTCTTGATCTTCTATTTCATAGTCGTCTACAGTTATATTACTTGATTCATTTAGTTTGTCAATGTCTAATTCGCCTTGCCCGTCATATGTGTTAAAATAATACAACTGCTTGCCGCCGTATTTGTAAAAGATCATTAAATGTCTTAGCATCTCACTCATGCTAATCTTTTCATCTTCATAAAATACTGGATTATAACTGGTGTTTACACTAATGCCTTGGTCAATATACTTTTGTAATACTGCCATAATACTTAGATAGCCTTCTGGGCTACGTTGATCCCATAATAATTCATACTTGTTCTTTAGCTTGTGTATACTTGGTACCACTTGTTTTAGCACACCATGTTTACTTTGCTTAACACTTACAAGACTGCGAGGTGGTTCAATACCGTTTGTGGCATTGCTTATTTGTGCTGATGTTTCAGCTGGCATTAGTGCCATTAGCGTTGAATTTCTAATTCCTGTACGCTTGAGTTGATCTCTTAGTTTTTTCCATGGCATACGTTCTTTGTGTGGTACTAGCTCGTCCACATCTTGCTTGTACGTTTGGTTAGGTGTAAGTCCGTTATGATATTTGGTTTGGTCACTCCACAAACATGCACCTTGCTCTTCTGCTAGGTCTGCACTTGCTTTGATCAAATAGTAACTCCATGATTCAGCAAACTCGTCAATCATTTTCAAGTCGGGTTGTGAGTATGTCATATTATTTTTTGCCATCCAAAATGCCAAGTTAATAATACCAACACCCAATGGTCGTCTACCTTCTGTAGCAGTCTTAGCCGCTTTAACTGGATAGTCTTGATATGTTAATAGTGCATCAAGTCCTCTAACTGCTAGTTCACATGGCTTTGCAAAGTCTTCTGGCTTCTTAATAAGACCCCAATTGATAGCACTCAGTGTACATAATGCAATTTCACCTTCTTCGTCATTAAAGTCGTTAAGTGGTTTAGTAGGTAAATCAATTTCTGCACATAAGTTACTTTGTCTAATCGGTGCTACTTCTTCTATAAAGCTACTATGACTATTTGCATTGTCTACATTTTGCAAGTATATACGTCCTGTGTTTTTACGCTCTTCCATAAACTGACTAAACAATTCAGTTGCACTAATTGTTTTCTTGCGTAGTCTTGTATTGCGTTCTGCACGTTCATACAGTTCTTTAAACTTATCTTGGTCACTAAAGAACGCTTCGTACAAACCAGGAACATCGCTAGGTGAGAAAAGAGTTATTTCGCCGTTGCTAATAAGTCTTTCATAAAACAACTTACTAAACTGTACGCCATAGTCCATATGTCGCACACGATTGTCATCTGTACCTTTGTTATTTTTAAGCACTAGTAGGTCTTCTACTTCGAGGTGCCATATAGGATAATATAGTGTTGCCGCTCCGTTTCTCACGCCGCCTTGTGAACAACTACGTGTGGCACTTTGAAACATTTTAAAGAATGGGACAACTCCTGTATGATAGGCGTCACCTTTACGTATGGGACTGCCAAGAGCACGGATTGATCCTGCTCCAATTCCGATTCCTGCTTTTGCTGAAACATATTTAACGATGCTTGAAGTAGTAGCATTGATGCTATCAAGGCTATCGTCAGTCTCAATAAGTACGCATGACGAAAATTGGCGTTGTGGAGTTCTAACGCCAGCCATGACAGGAGTAGGTAAGCTAATATAAAATAATGAAACTGCGTCATAATAATCCTTTACCCATTGCAATCTTGTTTCTCT